TACAGGAGATTATATGTCACGCACATGCAATAACGAAGAAAAACTCAAGTTGACCCAATTGATCAATGAAGGTCTTGCTGTAACTCATGAGATCGAAACATTACAAGGTGGATTGACCGACACTATCAAGGCTGTCGCAGAAGAGCTTGAGATCAAGCCTAGCGTTCTAAAGAAGGCAATCAAGGTCGCACACAAGAGCCGTCTTGGTGAGACTAATAAAGAAAATGAAGAACTCAATACTATTTTGGAGACTGTTGGTAAGACTCTGTAATGAGTTACGTTGACGCAATCCACGATAGAGATAGTGACAGGATTTTCATTGTAGAGCGCCAGCCTGACGGTAAGCGCACATACAATGAATTCCCTGCCAACTATACTTTCTTTTATTCAGATCCTAAAGGCAAATATCGCAGTATCTATGGCGAGCCTGTCACACGTTTCAGCACACGCAAGCGTAGTGAGTTTGAGAAAGAAAAACGAATCCACAGCAATAAGAAACTGTATGAATCGGATATCAACCCGATATTCCGCTGCCTAAGTGAAAACTACTTAGGTTGTGAGCCTCCAAAACTCCATACATGTTTCTTTGACATTGAGGTAGATTTTGATCCGGAAAAGGGTTTTAGCCCCACTAGTGACCCTTTCAATCCGGTGACAGCTATCTCGATGTACTTGGATTGGCAAGATACATTGATCACGCTTGCTATTCCTCCCAAGCATATGAGTGATGAGACTGCTCAGGATCTTACCACTGACTTGAGCAATACTATATTGTTCAGATCAGAGATTGAAATGTTTGAAACATTCTTTGAATTGATCAAAGATGCAGACGTACTCACTGGTTGGAACTCTGAAGGATACGATATTCCATACATGGTCAATCGTGTCACAAGAATCATGAGCAAAGATGACACACGCAAATTCTGTTTGCTTGGTCAGACTCCCAAAGCAAGAACATATGAACGTTTCGGTAAAGAAGAAACAACTTATGACCTTGTTGGTCGCATTCATATGGACTATCTACAGTTGTATAAGAAGTATAACTACGAGTCACGCCATAGTTATAAACTAGACTTCATCGGTGAGATGGAAATCGGTGAGAACAAGACACAGTATGAAGGTACATTGGATCAATTGTATAACAAGGACTTCAAGAAGTTCTTAGAATACAATCGACAGGATACTATGTTGTTGGTCAAGATTCATAACAAACTCAAGTTCCTTGATCTTGCTAACGCACTAGCGCATGAGAATACTGTGTTACTTCCAACTGTCATGGGTTCAGTTGCTATGATTGAAATGGCTGTCATGAACGAGGCACATGAGCGCGGCATGATGGTTCCTGACAAGAAGAAAAATATCAGCGACGGTGAGATGGCTGCTGCCGGCGCGTATGTCGCTGTGCCTAAGAAAGGCATTCATGAATGGGTAGGCGCCGTCGATATCAACAGTCTGTATCCTAGTGCTATCCGCACACTCAACATGGCTCCCGAAACAATCGTTGCTCAAGTTCGTCAAACACTAACTGAGCAACACTTGATAGATAAGGCAAGAAAACTTGCTAGTGAGAAGGCACGATACGACGAAGATGACGAAGTTGAGATGAGTTCGTTACTATGGGAAGGCATGTTCGGCACACTTGAATATGAAGCCATCATGAATCAAGAGCGTGGTACTATGCTGACCGTCGATTTTGAGAGTGGCGACAGCGTAGAAATGAGTGCTGCTGAAGTTTGGAAACTTATCTTTGATAGCAACAAGCCATATATCTTGAGTGCGAACGGTACGATCTTTAGAAGCGATCAAGAAGGTATTATCCCGGGTCTGTTGACACGTTGGTATAGTGATCGTAAAGATATGCAAAAGAAACTCAAAGAAAGTACTACTAAGGAAGATATTGAGTATTGGGATAAGCGTCAGTTAGTTCGCAAGATTTTACTAAACTCAGCGTATGGCGCATTGTTGAACGAACATTGCCGCTTCTATGATAAGCGTATCGGTCAGAGTGTAACACTAAGTGGTCGTCAGATTGTCAAGCATATGAGCGGGCAGATAAACGAAATCATTACTGGCAAGTATGATTTCTATGGTGATGCTATCGTATATGGCGATACTGACAGTTGTTACTTTAGTGCTTGGCCCATACTCAAAGAGCAAGTTGATCGCGGCGATATGGAGTGGACTAAAGAACTTTGCGTTCAACTCTATGACAATATCGCAGAGCAGGCAAACGATACTTTCCCAAGTTTCTGTGAACGAGCATTTCATGTCCCGCGTAAACTATGTGTGATCAAAGCGGGTCGTGAATTGATCGGTGATCGTACATTGTTCATCACGAAGAAACGATATGCTGTCAACATCTTTGACAAAGAAGGCAAACGTCTTGATGTCAATGGTAAACAAGGTAAGATCAAGGCTATGGGCCTTGACTTGAAACGTGCTGATACGCCTAAATATGTGCAAGACTTCTTGTTTGAAGTGCTTGAGATGGTACTTGCTGGTAAGACTAGAGAGGATGTGATTGAGCGCATCAAAGAATTCAAGATTGAACTTGGCAATCAAGATAGTTGGACTAAGGGTAGCCCTAAATCTGTCAATAATCTTACTATGTATGGTGATCTCGAAGCAAACAGTAAGACGGGTAAAGCAAACATGCCAGGACATGTTCGCGCAGCATTGAATTGGAACTATCTGCGACGAGTGAATAGTGACAATTACAGTATGAAGATGGTTGATGGTATGAAGGTTATCGTATGCAAGCTCAAGCCCAATCCATTAGGCTTTACGAGCATAGCATATCCTACTGATGAACTCAGACTGCCTAAATGGTTTACAGAATTGCCATTTGATGATCAAGCGATGGAAGCAACATTAGTTGATAAAAAGATCGAAAACTTATTGGGTGTGTTGAAGTGGGATCTAAAATCTAACACAGACACAAACAGTACATTTGATGAATTGTTTAGTTTCGGATAATAAATGTTTGACACACGCAAAAAATTCCTATATATTACATATAGTTACGACCTAAATAACACAAGAGGAAAACATGAAAGATAATTTACAAGATTTGATTCAGTATGTACATGGGCTAGGTGTCGTTGAGCTTATCAAAGTCAATGGCACAGATAAGCAAACTGTAGTTTCAGCGATTGCTGAGGACAAGAGCGTTGTAGTTGAAGGCACATTCCATAATCCTTCAGCGGACTTTATTGGCACTTTCGGTATGCCGAATCTAGGCAAACTCAAGACTATCTTGGGCTTTGACGATTACGATGAACACGCTAAGATCAATATCACTAATAACAAAGACGGCGTCCCAAGTGCAGTTCACTTTGAAACTAAGGCTGGCGATTTCGTCAATGATTATCGTTTGATGGCTAAGGCTGTCGTTGAAGAAAAAGTCAAGGATGTCAAGTTCAAGGGTGCAGCATGGAACGTTGAGTTTGAGCCAAGCATTGCTGGTATCTTGCGTCTAAAGAAGCAGGCTAGTGCTAACAGCGAAGAAAACAACTTTACTGCTAAGACTGATAAGGGTGATCTAAAGATTTATTTCGGTGATGCTAGCACTCACAGCGGTAACTTTGTGTTTCATAGTGATGTAGAAGGTACTCTAAGCCGTGCATGGCAGTGGCCCGTCAAGGTATTCTTGGCAATCATGGACTTGCCTGGTAGCAAGACTGTTCGTATCAGCGATCAGGGCGCAGCAGAAATCACTGTTGATAGTGGTTTAGCGACATATCGTTATCTACTTCCTGCACAAGCAAAGTGATAAGGATAGTATCAAATACACAACCAATTGTCTGGCAGATAGATAAACAATATCTACTGCCAGCACAAAGCGGTCAAGTTCGCTGGAACGGTAATAGTAAAGAATTTGAAGTGTGTGATAACGGCAGCGGAAGTTGGTATCGTATCAATCCTGAAGTAGAATTACGAAGTGGTCCCGAACTACTTGAAGTGATAGAGTGGGCTAAAAAGAAGATGATAGAAGAAAAGAAAATTGAAAAATTAGCCCAACAATATACTGCTGTAAAAGATGCTAAGGAAAAATTAGAACTTGTAATGAGATTGGTGCAGGATGAAAAAGATTGATGAATTGTATGGATAAAACACAGCATATCTGTGCGTTTGATATATTTGAAACTAATGTAGGTAATATATATCTTTCAAATAGGTACCCTGTTGCATATATTCCTATTTCTAAGAACGCATCAACTTGGGCTAAAAATTACTTTTCAAATACCCTAAATTGGAAATTAGATTGTGATGAATCTATAAAATTATATAATCATAACGGATGGCATATTTTCTCTACATTGAAGTTTTATAGAAAGATAGTAATACTACGTGATCCTATTGACAGATGGATTTCGGGTATAATTCAATACTTTTATACCTATGTTTCGGATAACTTTATTATAAATGATGAGATTTTAGATTACTTTTTTGCTAAAATATGTTTTGATCATCATACTATACCGCAAGTAAATTTCTTACATAATTTACAAATAGATACTATAGATTTTTTTATGATGAATGAAAATTTAGAACATAATTTGAACAATTACTTATTTTCTAATCTACCGAACGAATATATTGAGATCCCTAACGAGTTGTATAAAAATAAAACACCTCTTATGGATAAGCCTGTGTACGATAAAATTAAAGAATTGATCAATACTAATCCTAAATATAGAAACAAAATTACTAATTTTTATAAATTAGATTATCAACTTATCAACAGTGTAAAATTTTATGAAGCAAATTGATTTATCACAACAGCAAGATCCTAACTGGGCATTATTCTTGCCCGCAGTAAGTTCATTTTTTATCAGTGGACTAGGCAAGCAGCGCGAAGGTGAAAACTATTTCCCTGTTGAACGCATCCCTGCAGGCTTCAACGGTGATGTTGAATGTCTAAATTTTTTGAATAGTAGTAAAGGCCTATACACATATAAGTGGGGCCTCTATTCAGCAGGTCACGCTAACCTTGATACTACTGTAGATGATCATGCTGAAAGCATCATCCGTAAGCGTGAGCAAGGTACGTTCATGCTTGGTGATAGTGGTGGATTCCAGATTCTCAAGTGTCAGTGGCCAGCAGACTGGAAGGATCCTAACTGTCCAAGAGCAATGGAAAAGCGTAAGGCTGTGTTGAAGTGGATGGATACATACATGGATTATGGTATGTGTCTTGATATCCCTTCACAATCGTTGACCACTTATCATATCAAAGATAAGAAAACTGGTAAGAGCGCACATGGTATCAGCACAATCGAAGAAGCCATTGCTGCTACACATATCAATAATGAATACTTCATCAAGAATAGAAATGGTAATTGTAAATTCTTGAACGTCATGCAGGGTCGCAATCATAAGCAGTCAGATGACTGGTATGCAGAGATGAAGAAATACTGTGACCCAAACATCTACCCAGACAATCATTTCAATGGTTGGGCGTTTGGTGGTCAGAACAAGATTGATATTCATTTGATGCTAAAGCGTCTTGTTCATATCATCTATGATGGACTTTTAGTTCCGGGCAAGCATGACTTATTGCACTGCCTAGGTACAAGCATCATGGAGTATGCTGTACTGTTTACTGACATACAGAAGGCTGTGCGCAAATATCATAATCCAAACTTCATGATCACATTTGACTGCGCTAGCCCATTCTATGGTGCAGCAAAGGGTCTAGCATATTTCAATACTAATATTGAGCATGGTAAGAAATGGTCATATAGTATGGAAAAGACTGCTGAGAATAAGAGTTATAGTAATGACAACCGTAAGTTTAGTGATGCTGTACTGGCTGAGGGGATTCATGATGTGTTTATGGATAGCCCAATCACTGACCGTATGACCATGAAGGACCTTTGTTACCGTGGCCAAGGCTTCATAAATAATCAAGGTCGTGAAACAAAGACTAGTTGGGATACACTTTCATACACATTGATTCAAGCCCATAATGTATATCAGCATATCACCGCTGTCCAAGAGGCGAATCGCCAGTATGAACAAGGTGTGATTCCCAAGATGATCATGAATGAGAATTTTGGTATCTATTTCGGTAAAGTTGTAGATGAAGTATTCAGCCAGAAAACTAGAGAAGATAGTTTGAATGTGATAGAATACTATAACAAGTTCTGGATGCAAATGCAGAGTGGTAGTCAGGGCATCAGCGGTAAGCGTACTGTGAATGCTATGACGATGTTTGATGAATTGTTTAGTGTTGAAAAAGTTGAGGAAGAAGTTGAAGAAACAATAGAAGATAGTGATGACGCTATCAATGAAGTTTTGGAGAACTAACATGGCTTACACACAACAAATTAGAATTTTAGAAGAAAAGTTGAAACAACTTGGACTTGGTCCGCACGATTCTGAAAACATTTACAAAGTGTTGCAGATTCAGTCCGAGATCAAAAAGATGCATAGACTTGAATGGGAAGAAAATCATGAACGTATCAAAATGGATGAAGAGCGATGAGTGAAGATCCAGTAATTTATCAATCTGCTATGGCTATGGCAGACAAGCGTGTTCGCATCAAAGATGTAGCCAAGCGTTTTATCTGGGTAACGTTTCAGCGCGAAGGTATTCATAAGTTCCCCGCAGCGGCAACCGAACCTAATCTACAAGATGTTGCCTTCTTGGCAAACGAACATAGACATATTTTTCATTTCAACATTAGTATTGAAGTATTTCACAACGATAGGGATATTGAGTTTATCCAGTTCAAACGTTGGCTAGAAAGTCTCTACCAAGGCACATTGGAACTAAACTTCAAGAGTTGTGAGATGATTAGCGATGACCTCTATGAAGTTATTGCTAGTCGTTACCCAGGCCGTGACATTGAGATTACCGTCAGCGAAGATGGTGAGAACGGTGCCACGATTCGTTATAACACTACAAAACCAAATCTAAATGTAGTAATTTGAGGAGATGAAAACAATGTCGAGGAATGAACGTAAGTCAAACAGCCAAGTGAATCAGATTTTTGATGACCTTGAGGATTATCGTAATTTCTGCCGTTTATATGGCTATAAGTTTGATGAGGCTGAATTGTATAGCAATCGTAGTTTTGCTTTCAGGCAATTCACGAAGTTTATGCAGGGTAAGCCATTCAAGGACATGTGGGAATTTGATGCAAAATCAGCCTGATACAACTATCAGGAACTGGGGTTACTACCGGGTTCTACATACAGTTGGCTCTAGTGTAAAACTAAAGGAACTGATTGTAGAGCCCGGTAAAAGCCTTTCAATGCAATACCATAACAAAAGAAAGGAGTTTTGGTTTGTTGCAGAAGGTATCGCTACTCTGTATACTATTGATGATGAAAATCAAGAATATCATCTAGGTGATTTCGGCCTATATACAACTATACATATTGATACTAAAGAGTGGCATCAACTAAAGAATATTCAAGATTTTCCTCTAAAAATTATTGAAATTCAATATGGTGAAGAATGCTTAGAGGAAGATATTACTAGAAAAGTAACAGGTGAATCATGAGCAAACAAATAATTGAAGATGAATTGTCACGTACTAGAGAATTCAGAACTGAAAGACAAAAAAGAATTCAAGTCCTAAAACAACTAGGCGCGCCACAAACTATCATTCAAATCGAAGAAAAAATCGCTAAAATGACTTATACTGAATATCAGGTGTTTTGCGAAGAAGAAGAAAAACAAGAAGAACTCAGAAAAGCAGAATTTCGTAAAAGTAATCCTCCTAATGAATCTATAGCAAAATTGATATATGAAAAGTTTGATTTATGGTTTGGCAAATATAAAGATGATTCTGCAAAATTAGAATTAGAATTAGGAACAGGGCATTACTTTTACGAGCCGTGGTATTGGGGAGATAGAGCTCCGGGCGGAGTAGAAGAAGATTTTTATGTTCAAATATTGAATGAAGATGATTGGTGGTCTGAAAATTACGCACCAGTCTTTGAGGTTTGCAGGCAACAAATTAGAAATAGACTAAAGGAATTAGATAGCAATGCGTAAGTTATACTATATGGGACTAGAGCCCTACAAGGCACGTTATACACTACAACTTCAAACATGGAACGAAGAAGTGTTTAGTCGTAGAAATATCAAATATATTTTAGTTCCCGGCGATACATTGACTAGCGATCAGGCTATCGTTACAGGTCAAGTGTTAGATGCTCATGGGCGCACTTATTTCGGCATGAGTCAATTGATGAATTTGATTCGTATGTTGAAATCTGGTGAAATCAATAATGAAGATGTTATCTATTTTGAAGATATGTTTCAACCAGGCATCGAAAGCTTACCTTATATTTTCGATCAGATTGATCCAGAATTTAGACCTAAAGTTTATGTCCGATGTCTAGCACAAAGTATTGATCCAGATGATTTCGTACATGTGTGGGGGATGTCTAACTGGATGCGTCAATATGAATTGATGCTAAATGAATTTGTAGATGGCGTCCTTGCAACTAACGAAGAAATGGTAATGCATATGAAAGTTGCAGGATGGAAGGCTCCTATCTATAATATTAGTGGTCTAGCATTTGGAAAGAACGAAGTTCGCACTAGACTTGATCATGAGCTAAAGCCATTCAATGAAAGAAAGATGCGTGTCGCATTTGCTGCACGTTGGGATCAAGAAAAGCAACCTGAATTCTATATGGATTTGATTGAAGAATGGTACAAGCGTTATGGTGATAACGTAGAATTCTGCGTATTGTCTGGTAGCAAGTTGCGTACTAATAATGATAGTTACATTGAACGCACACAGCGTCTTGCAGAAGAAGGTAAGCTCAAGGTTTATGAAGACCTTGATAAGAATATGTATTACAGATTATTGAATGATAGCAGAGTATTATTCAATTGTGCTTTGCAAGACTGGGTGAGCAATACTGTGAGTGAAGCAGATGCATTGGGATGTAATGTGCTATACCCTGCATATCGCAGTTTCCCAGAAACGTTCGCAAATGACCATGAACGTATGTATATTCCTTGGTCATTGGAAGATGCTATCAACAAATTGCATCCATTGCTATGCGACCCACATGCAAATTTGGGTAAAATTAGTGACTACAATGACGGCACGATAGATAGAGTATGCGACATTCTTGAAGGCAAGGGTGAGCAATGGTTGCGTATGTCTACCGATTACAGAAAACATACAAAAGAGGCAAAATATTAAAATGAATAACAAATTTAAAATAGCAGGCGCATTATTAGTACTTGCGTTAGCAGGCGGAGTAGCAGTATACTTAACTAACGGTTCTGCTAAACCAGAAGTAGCGTCAACAACTACTACTTACACACCAAGTTTTGACAATGATGACAAGACTTGCACTACTGCACCTATCATTAGTGGCAACAGTGTAACATTTGGGAATGACACTACTAGTTGCGGTGGTAGAGTTGTATCTACACAAGGATACAAGAATATCACACAGATTCGTGCTACAGCAGATTTTAGCAAGTTGACTAGCAACTTTGTTACTAACACATTCTATATGGTGAACAATCCTACTAACCCTGGATTGCAACCAAAAGGATCAAACTATTGTGATGCGGGTGGTAACAACGCAAGTTGGAACTGTCAAGAAGTTGACTTCTTTGAAGCAAACAAGAACGTAGTATTCCAACATACTATGCATATTGGTGATGGTAGCGGTAGCGCACCACAAAACTATCAGTTTAGTTATTCAACGACAGCAGACAGTTGTTTTGTGAATCTAACCCCAGCAACAGGATTAGTATCATGGAATGGTATCGATAAATCCAAACCAGTTGATATTATTATTGATTTAGATGATAATGGTATGACTGTTACGTTCTCGCAAGGTACTATCAAAACTGTTGTTTATCAGATGGGCTCGGGATATTCGGGTTCTACAACATTTACTACTGAACAACTACAGCGTTGGCAGCAGAGCAGAGCAGAAGGATATTGGTTGAACTTGAGCATGTGGCAAAGCATGTCATGGTCACCAGGAGCACCGCAAGGTTTCTATAATTGGACTTGTCCATATGGCAATCTTTGCACTACAGGAACATCATCATACTTCAAAGTATACAACATTGAAGTAGATGCTGAAGATACGATTTAATTATAAAGGAGAAAGAAAATGAATGCACATGATGACATTTTGGCTAGACTAGCCGACTATCAGGTTGAACATGAGAAGTTTGAGAAGGGCAACAACGCTGCCGGCACACGCGCACGTAAGGCTCTAGGTGAACTTGCTAAGGCTGTCAAGGCACGCCGTAATGAGATTACTGCTACTAAGAACGCACGTAAGGAAGCAAAGGGCTAAGTGATGTCCGACTTGATGAGAATCACAAGTGAGATCATATGGCATTTTACTTGTGATTCTTGCAAGAATTGGTGGAGTATTTCCAGCATGGATGGTTGGAAACCTAAACGATTATATTGCCCACACTGTAGTCACAAACATAATTACGAAGAAAATAAATGAGAATAGAAGAAGATATCAAACTTGATTTCAAGGATGTATTATTCCGTCCTAAGCGTAGTACATTATCTAGTCGTAAAGAAGTAGAACTTGAGCGCAAGTATACCTTCAAGCATAGTGGTAAGGTATATACAGGCATCCCTATCATGGCTGCTAACATGGACGGTGTTGGTACCTTGACTTTAGCAGAAGAAATTAGTAGACATAAGTTATTCACATGTTTGACCAAGAGTCATACATTTGATATGTTTGCTGATAGTATTTTCAAGATCGGTACTGACTATTTTGCTGTCAGTACTGGTACTGGTGAAAGAGATTTAGAAAGACTACAACAAATCTTCAACGTCTATCCAGAGATTCAATATATCTGTATTGACGTTGCTAATGGATATAGTGAACACTTTGGTATATTCGTCAGTAAAATTCGTGACAAGTATCCAAAGAAAACTATTATCGCAGGCAATGTTGTGACCGCAGACATGACGCAGGAGTTGATATTACGCGGAGCTGATATCATCAAAGTTGGTATTGGTCCAGGTAGCGTTTGTACTACTAGGATTCAGACTGGAGTTGGATATCCTCAATTATCAGCTATTATCGAATGCGCCGATGCTGCACATGGTCTTGGAGGTCACATTATCGCTGATGGTGGATGTACTTGTCCTGGCGATGTGGCTAAAGCATTTGGTGCAGGCGCTGATTTTGTGATGCTGGGCGGAATGCTTGCAGGCCATGACGAAGGTGGTGGTACTATTATTGAAGAAAGTCATCTAACACAGAAATGTAACCCTGGTACAAATAATTTAGTTTATGAACGTAAAAAGTTCGTAGAGTTTTATGGGATGAGTAGCGATACTGCTATGAATAAACATAGTGGCGGTGTTGCCGAATATCGTAGTAGCGAAGGTCGTACTGTACGTGTCCCATATAAGGGACCAGTAAATAAGACTATACTTGATATCTTAGGTGGATTACGCAGCACTTGTACATATGTAGGTGCGGATAGCCTAAAGAACTTGAGTAAGTGTACAACTTTTGTTAGAGTAACACAACAATACAACAATGTATATGGAAAATAACTATGCCACACAAAAAAGTTCCTAAATGTCTTATTACCGCAGGATGTAGTTTCAGCCAAGTCCCTAATGCTGATGTCACATGGCCAGTTCATTTGCAAAATGCTCTTCACACAGATTGGTGCTTATTTTTAGGTCAAGGTGCTGCTGGTAATGGTATCATCAGTAGGAAAGTAATATACAATGTTCAAAAGGCTCTAAAAATTTATAAGCCCGAAGAATTACTAGTAGGTATCATGTGGAGCGGGCGTGATCGTTGGGAAGTTTATAGTACAAATAAAGATTTACCTCATCATGATCTGAATAGCCATGCCGAAGGATATAGAAATCCTGTCCGTATAAATCAAGAATATAATTTTTACTTGATGAACGCACACTGGGACGATGATGCTACACAAAATTATATAAAGAATTATTATGATGAAACAGGTGCTTATATGTTGTCGTTAGAACATATCTTACGCACCCAATGGTTTTTGAAAAATCATAGAGTCCCATATTTTATGTGTGAGTACAGTATTGATTGCTTACCTACAAGAGATTCAACTATCGCCAACCATAGTGATATTAGATATCTATTGGATATGGTAGACAAATCTAATTGGATAGATATAGATAATATGTGGCAGTTTGCAGTTGATTCTGGTATACCTTTTGCTAGACCGCCAGATCCTCATCCAAGTACCGAACATCACGAAATGTTTGTACGGGACAAAGTTCTAGTTCATTTATTTCAACGTGGTATAGTTGAGTAATAAATACATATGCTACACAACGGTAGCAAGTTTGATACAATTTTATCCGTGTAAGGAAGGAGAAAAACAATGAGTTATAATAAGACAAAAACCAGCCCGGAGTTGGGCAAGCGTGTTCACGAATATCTAGTCAAGGTCGGTGTAGAGACGCCAACGATAGAAAACAATCTAGACCGAAAAGAAAAAATCAGCATTATTGAAAGCCACATGGCTGAGATCATGAAAACACTAGGTCTTGACCTAAGTGATGATAGTCTAGCCGAGACACCAACTAGATGGGCCAAGATGGCCGTAAATGAAATTTTTTGGGGTCTTGATTGGGAAGCATTCCCCAAATGTACAACTGTTGACAACAAGATGCACTATAACGAGATGGTCGTTGAAAGAAACATCAATGTCCAAAGCAACTGCGAACATCATTTAGTAGTAATCGATGGTCTTGCTACAGTTGCTTATGTACCCAAGCAGAAAGTTCTTGGATTATCAAAGATCAATCGCATCGTAGAATATTTCAGTAAGCGTCCACAGATTCAAGAACGATTGACTGAACAGATTTTCCACACATTGTGCTATATCCTTGAGACTGATGATGTTGCTGTAATGATTGACGCACAACATTATTGTGTCAAGAGTCGAGGTGTAGAAGATACTGGTAGCAGCACAGTCACAAGTCGTCTCGGCGGTGGGTTCAAGAACGATCCTGCAGCCAGAGCAGAGTTTTATAATATTGCGATGAAGGGCTGCAAATAATGAAAGTTCAACCTAAAGATACAAGCAAGGGTCATTTCTATGTTAGCCTTGTAAAAAGTGGATTCAGAATCGGTGCCGGTATCTGCTTACTTCAAGGACAATTTGTTCCGGCAGGTGTATTACTAATTCTAGCAGAAGTTTTAGGCATTGTTGAGGAATTAGTGTGAGCGGTTTTGACGAACATCTGTTCACTAAAGTTTGTACACTAGAGGCTCAACTTGAGTTGAATACTAAACATCTTTACGAAACAGAAAAAAAGTTAGTTGAGATTGAAAAATTACTCAGGCAAGCACTAGAAGTCATTATTGATACTAATAGGGTGGCAAATGGGATTCAAGAAACCAATAGCACTAAATGACCTACAAATGCAGTTGATGAGGACACATAGAGAAATCTGTAGTCCTTATAATGATGGTTTTGTTCAATGGGAACTAAAGAAAGAGTTATATCAAGTAAAGTTCTTACTTGATGAGATGATAAAGCAACAGCCAACTTTCGGTGATGAAGAAGATTGGCTAAAAGAGCAGCATAAAAAACAAATGTGGAGTGAGTTGAAAAGATGATATTCAACAAGGTAAAAGAACTAAAGGATAAAGGACTAAAGATTGGTATCACATTTAGTCAATTTGACCTGTTACATGCAGGTCATATTGCCATGTTAGCAGAAGCAAAAAATCATTGTGACTATCTTATCGCTGGATTACAGAACAACGCACAATGGGACAGACCTAGTAAGAATGCCCCTATTCAAAGTCTAGTAGAACGACAGATACAATTGAGTGCTGTGCGTTTTGTAGATGAAATCGTTGTCTATAACACTGAGAAGGATCTTGAAGATATATTGCTAACACTACCATTAGATGTTCGCATCTTAGGTGTAGAATATCAACAGCAAGAATTTACCGGTCGTGCTATCTGTGAAAGACGTAAGATTGAACTTGTATTCAATGGTCGCGATCATAGTTTCAGTAGCACAAACTTGCGTGAGCGTGTATGGACTGCTGAGAATCAAAAGAGGTATGCAGAATGAAATATTTTAGTTTTAGCGGATTAGCAAAGCGCCAAGAATACTGGGCAGTAACATTACTTACATTTTTTGTAGGTTGGGTTCTATATGTGCTATCCATTTTACTAGCAGGTATAGTTGCTTTTGCTAGTCCAATGACCGGCGGCTTTCTTATTATCGTGCTAACATTAGCCTGGATAGTTGGAAGTGTATGGCTAACACTAGCAACAACTGTAAGACGATGCCGTGATGCGGACATACATCTATTGTGGGTACTATTGTGGTTCGTACCATTCATCAATTTCTGGTGGTGGATAATTATTGGTTGTCTACCAACAGTAGACAAAAACTTTATACCAAATGAGAAAACTTGATTTACATGGTGTTCGCCACCATGAAGTAAGGGTCATGGTAGAAGATTTTGTTTACATGAATCAAAATGAATTTCCATTAGAAATCATTTGTGGCAATAGCGAAAAGATGATAAAGTTAGTACAAGAAGCAATGGATTTGCATAGAGTTGATACGCATATGTTTAGATATGGCGTAATTGTAGCAAGAGGTTGGAGATGATCGATAAAAAGATTGATCACTATCGTAGTATCCTAAATATGTTTAGTGATAATACTGAACGCTATAAGTTCCTTATTGACATGGGTCGTAAAGCACATGCTTTTCCTGAAGAGTTTAGATTAGAAAATTTCAAGGTACATGGCTGCATGAGCCAAGTATGGCTAGTACCTAAGTTTGAAAATGGTATAGTACAATATTACAGCGATAGTGATGCAGCAATTGTAAAGGGGACGGTTTCACTAGTCAGCGATATTTATAGTGGTAGTAGTCCAAAAGAAATCGTTGACAATGACCGTAATCTAATGACAGAACTTGATTTAGGTAATATACTAAGTATGAATCGCCGTAACGGTGCATATAACATGCTCAACATGGTAAAAGAGCAGGCTAAAATATTTTTATAAGAGGCAATTATGAAACTAACATGGGAAAATAATAAAGGGGATAAAGTGATCGTTATCTATGATAAGAATTGCATCACAGACAAAGAAGTAGAATTGAATCCGAGCATTGCATTGGATCCATTATTTGAAAGCTTGAAGAACAAGATCGTCGAGGAATACGAGAAGAAAAATGCCTAAATATTACAGCACTAAAACATATGGCAATGACAGGGGTTTGAGTTGCTGCTTTCGTCAGTGGCGAAGCACTCATAGCCATTGTAGTTTGTTACATGGATACAGTATTGGTATCAAGATCATTTTTGAAAGTGATACGCTTGACTGCCGTAACTGGGTCATGGACTTTGGTGGACTAAAGAAGTTCAAAGAGTGGGCAGAGTATATGTTTGATCATACTATGTTGATTGCTGAGGACGATCCACACTTGAATACATTTACAGACTTAGCAAATATCGGTGAACTTGGTCCAAAACATATTTCAGCATTGGCTGATTTACGAATAGTTCCTGCTGTAGGCTGTGAAAAGTTTGCTGAAATGGCATATAACAAGATGTCAGAAATCATAGAGGAAATGAAACAAACTCCAGATGTTATTGTCAATGGTAATGTTCGTGTCAAAAGTGTAGAAGTTTTTGAACACGGTGCTAATAGCGCAATCTATGAAGGATAATATGAACAAAGTTTATTACACTGATAACCAAATCAAGAGCTATGTATTAGCAATCGCTAGACAGATGTATAAGGACAATTATCGTCCTGACTATATCGTAGGATTGTCTAGGGGTGGTTTAGTTCCTGGTGTGATGCTTAGTCATTATCTTGATGTACCTTTCTGTGCTTTGAATAAAGATGAAAGCAATTTTTGGATGGCTGAAGATGCATTAGAAGGAACAAAAATTCTTGTGATTGATGATATCAATGATACTGGTGCAACATTGCAAGGATTGAAGAATGATTGGAGATCAAGTCAGGGAGACTGGGAAAGCGTATTTGGCTTCAATGTCAAGTTTGCTGTATGTATAGATAACGAAAGTAGCGAACAAGCAGTTGACTATTATGGACATAGTATCAATAAAGTAGAAAAGCCAGAGTGGTGTGTGTTCCCCTGGGAAGAATGGTGGGTCACTGCCTGATGCGTGATTGGGCAAACTATAAACCCAATTGGTACAAAACTAGTATCAAAATAAAGTCTGAAAATCAGTTTGAAGAACTGATGATATGGATGCAAAGTAATTTGCCCGGACATAGAAAGCATACTGTTTGGCGACTGACCGGTGATAGATTGTTTGAGATACGATTTAGATATGAGCGTGACTATGAGTGGTTTGTGTTACGATGGCAATGAAAATAGTAAAATTGGATAGACGTTATACAGGCGGTCGTGAATTTGACTATGCTGTAGAATTTACTCGTCCATATACTGATGGGGAACTGTTTTGTGAAGTCAGAGAATGGTGCTGGCAGACATGGGGTCCAGGTCGTGAATTGAAATTTGTAGATATAAAGACTAGCCCGAACTGGGCATTTATGACAGATAATCATAGAACTAGGATATATCTAAGTGAGACAAAAGAAGTAGAATGGTTCACATTGAGATGGTCAGAATGTATACTCCAAAAAAAGTAAAGTGGAATAGTCTAGCAGAACTACGAGATTTTTTGGCTAAAGAAACCACTGAAAAAATAGTGGTTTTTGATGGTTGGCGCTTGATTACTGAGACAACTATGTATACAATGTGTGATAGCAAATTGTTTATTGATAAACCACCCAAGGAGAAAAAGAGTGAGAGTAAAAGCACTAAGGGACGACCTGATGGTTCAGCAACAGATAAAGAACGAATGGGAACACATGGTCGGGGTGATAATGCTAAACCAGACAGGAAGAAAGCCAGTAAAGTTCGTGCTTCCAAAGTTCCTAAAAAAGTTTCCCGACGCAAGAAGTCTCCTAAATAGTACAAGAGAACAAGTGATTGATATCATCAAGCCACTTGGTATGTATAATATCAGGGAGAAGAGATTGCGTGGCATGAGCCGTGATTACTTGACCTGGGACAAGAATGATGCTAATATGTTATATGGCATTGGTAAATATGGTAGTGATAGTTATGAGATATTTTTCAAACAGAACTACAATGTGCAACCAACAGACAAGGAACTAATAAGATATCTAAATGAAGAAGTCAACACTAAAAGTTAGCGAACTATTCTATAGCATTCAAGGCGAAGGTAGATATATGGGCGTACCAAGTGTGTTCTTACGCACATTTGGTTGTAACTTCACTTGTGATGGCTTTGGTATGAAGCGTGGCGAGAAATCGCAAGAACGACATAATGTAAATCCCAAAGATTATAAAGAATATCATGACTTGCCGTTAGTATCTACCGGCTGTGATAGTTATGCGAGTTGGGATGTGCGATTCAAGAAACTTAGCCCAATGTTTACTACAGACGAACTAGCAGAAAAGATTGTTGACATATTGCCACATAAAGAATGGGTTGATGAGCATCTTGTCATCACAGGTGGTGAACCCTTGCTTGGCTGGCAGCGTAGTTATCCAGACTTGCTTGAACATCCATTGATGAACAATCTCAGAGAGATCACTTTTGAGACTAATGGTACGCAAGAGTTATCAAGAGAGTTAGCAGAATATCTTGTAGACTGGCAAGAGAATAAAAACTATAGTCTAGGTCGTGGATATGATAGCGTGACATTTAGCGTCAGCGCAAAGTTGAGTGTCAGCGGCGAGAAGCGTGAAGAGGCGATACGACCTGAAGTTATATGCGATTATCAAAATATAGGATATACATATCTAAAGTTGGTTATCGCAACACAAGAAGATTGCGATGAAGCATTAGAAGTAATCAAACTCTATCGTGACAGTGGGTTTATTGGCAATGTCTATCTAATGCCAGTAGGCGGTGTTGAGAGTGTGTACAGTCTAAACAATCGTGCTGTGGCAGAGTTTGCTATGAAACATGGACTACGATATAGCGATAGAATCCAAGTGCCATTATTCAAGAATGCTTGGGGTACATAATAATGATTACTATTGAACATATAAAAAATCCAGAATTAAAAACGAAAATAGACAGTGTGCTATTGAAAGAAAACGTTTGGATAGGTACCGCCTTTGAAAATTTTCATATACTTAGCACAAACAAAAAAGGATCGATTGGCGAATTTTTTGTGGAGCAATATATGAGGTCTCGCGGCAGTATTGTAAAACCAAAAGTAAATACTGGACATGATAGAGTTGTAGACGGATATAAAACAGAAATAAAATTCAGTTTGAGCCATCATATAAATCATTTATCAATTTGCAAAGATTGGGAAAGATGCATTTCAGTAGTAATTCGACCTGAAATTTCAAAAAGTATTTTTGTTTGGTTTACAAAAGATAACTTTATAGATTGGGTTAAAACTACTGATGTGTTTCGCCCGCAGGCTGCAGGAAATTCCGAGGGCAATACAAATGACGATTATTGGATAGATAGTGATAAAAGACTTGAACGTTTATTATTATTACCTGGAGTAATGTCTATTTCTGAGTGGAATCATAATGCCCTTTTATCGTAATGACAGAGCAGATGACTGGGACTACTTTGAACGACATAGTATTGGTACAGAACTCAAGTTTGTATTTTTTCCTAAAAGAAGTTGGATTAGTGGTAAACTCATATGGCTAGAGTTTGCATATATGCAAACAGCGATATGGACTGGCCCCGGCGATAGTATTTTTGAACATCGTTGGTATACTAAACAAGAATATATCATAAAAAAATTGAAAGAATGAGAAAATACGATAAGCGCATTGGCTTTATAGTCAGCTATCAAACACTGATACCTCACGGTGGTATTGGACAGTTTACAAAAAGTTTCTGTGACTTGATGGATCAACATAACATCAAGGTAGATATCATCACGGATAAAGAACCCAAAGATAATGACTTTGTAAAATCATTGAATGCGAACATCATCTATCCAGATGAGTCATATGCATATACCAAGCATAGCAACATCTTTATGTATGGTGACACATATTGCTATGAGCGTATGGCAAACTTTCGTAATAGCATCATCAAGGCATTAGAACATAATCTATACGACACTTTCATCTGTAACACATATGAATCAATTCAAGTAGCCAGTACTATGGGACTTGAAGATATGATACAGATCATTGCATACACACATCTTGAAAGTCAGATATTCAAAGATACAAAGAATCCATTCTTATACAATACTAATGTCACTATGCGCCAGCAGTTACAAACTGATGGCATCTATATAGGTACACAAAGCAAGTATAATCAACTACAGTTTGACAATGCTTATCACTTGCCTATACCTATCACTGAACCTGACTTATTGAAAGAACATCATAAGCCAAGAGAAGGTATATTGTTTATTGGTCGCTGGGAAGAGGGCAAAAACCCCGAACTATATCTAGACCTTATTGAGCAAACAAAACTACCTGCTAAGGTCATGACTAGCCCCAACGGTGCAAAGAAGTTTGAGGATAGACTAAAAAAGATTGGTGTACAGTATGATGTTCGTAGTAGCATTATCGGACAAGAAAAAGTAGATTTTATCACAAGTTGTAGAGTAGCATTCAATCCTAGCACAGTAGAAAGTTATGGTATGGCTTTCTATGAACAAATGATACAGATGCCAACAGTTGTGTTAGAAGATATGCGCTGGACTAACAACTTTGATAGTAATCATTATTATAAAGTCAATAAAAAGAACATGGCTAAAATTGTAACAGACTTATATAATAAGGTAGTTGATGCTAAGTCTTGGTATGATAATGGTGTACTAGCCAGATATACTGAGATTGAAAGTCAAGTATTTCATAAGTGGAACGAATGTTTCAATAGTTATAAGTCTAAGCAAAGCAATAACAATACAGCAAAAATATGTAATCTAACTACAGTAAAATATGTTGATTATATTACCGATCTACAACGAAACATTATTTGTATTGACGATGTGCGTAGCGTATTATCAAACAAACATAAATTCATTGTGACATATACAGACAACGATACATATTTGAGCAAGGATAAAGATTTTGTCCCTGTAGAAGAAACAGAAACAACAGGACTATTTGAGGGATTATGAAAAAAGTATTAGTAACAGGTAGCTCAGGCTATATTGGTAGTCATCTATGTAAGATGCTAAAGGGCAACTATGAGGTTCATGGATTAGATATCAATGACCCGATCGTGCCTGTAGACAAGTTCTATAAAGTAGATATCAATAGACTGTTTACTATACCCGATCAAACTGATCCCTATGATGCGGTCATTCATCTAGCAGCATTAGTCAATGTAGGCATGAGCGAAACTATGCCCATACTCTATTACATTACTAATGTCAATGGCACTATGAATGTATTGAACAAGGTGCCGACCAATAACTTTATCTTTGCTAGCACAGGGCAAGCAAGTTTGTGCGCTAACCCATATAGTATCAGCAAACGAGCAGCAGAAGATTGTGTCACAGAATATTGTACAAAGCATAATCCAAAAGATTATACCATGTTTAGATTCTACAATGTGTTAGGCATGGATGGTATCAATCCGACCAACCCCGATGGATTGATGTCAGCGTTGATGAAAGCAGGTAACACAGGTGAGTTTACTATATTCGGTGATGACTATAACACACCAGATGGTACTTGTGTGCGTGACTATGTACATGTCTATGAAATCTGTAACGCATTGATGATGGCTATCGAAGATCCAGCCAATGGTCTTGAGAATCTAGGTCATGGTGTAGGCAAGAGTGTCAAGGACATGGTTGAACTTTACAAGATCGTAAATAATGTTGACTTTACTGTAAATATTGGACCAAAGAAGAAAGGCGATCCTGCCGTCAGCGTATTAGACGATCCTGGTCGTTACATGAAACACATGTACGAATTGAAAGATTTGCTAAAAGTTAGTGTATAAGCAGTAGACTGCTTAGAACATCATTACGGTTAGCAGCATCATCGCCATCACCTGGCTTCACGATAACATTCCATTTGCCTTTTTCTTTGCCAACTGGAATCTTCATCATCTCATCATAAGTGATGATTGATTTTGGATCTAGGCTGTACTTGGCAGCGATACGATCCTTGACTGCTTGTTCTGCTTGTGGGTTCTTATATTGCCACTTACCTGCTTTATCTTTTTCTAATAGATCAGCAAATATAACTTCTGGAACGATGCGACTGTTCTTTGTTTTAGCAAAGTCAATTTTCTTTTCTTGACTTGGCTGTGCGCCCATTGAGAAATTGATTTTGAAGTTGTCTGGTTTTTCTCCCTGTGCCACGCTTGCTAACTTAGTATAGGCATAGAAGTCAACATCTGGGAATTTCTTTGCTAGATTATACGCCTTGTCTAGATATTCTGGGCTAAAGAAGTCGCCAGCATCATGCCAACGAATGATAGTCTTGATATTCTTTTTACTATTTTTTGCGGCAAACTCAGCAATCTCACTTTCTAGCATACCCATGAATCCATCTGGATCATTGTATAAGAAGTTCAGTAATCTTGTCTGACTTAGATTACTTGCTGGATATTGAATATAACCGCCCTTCATAGCATAGCAAACTAATTTACAGTTGCCAGCACCTGGGCATGTATTGATGACTACGAATTCATTACTATCTTCATCTACAGCGAGACCAATCAATGCTGGTAGTCCAACATTATAGAATTGGCTAGCAGTACCATCGCTATGCTGCATCTTTTCATTTTGCTTGAGGATCTTACTTGGACGCTCAGTAAACAAACTTGCTAGTTTGTCAAGATCATATTTCTGACCATCTTGGTTTACGATAGGTACATTGCTGCGATGTATATATGGGTACTTATATTTGTCTGTTTTAGTTTTTAGGCTCTTGAATTGTGGGTTACCCTTTTTATCTAGTTTTGGCTTACCAGTTTTATCAAGCATAGGCTCGCCTACTACTCGGTCTAGATATTTGATCAATT